CAATACAAGTACAATAAGGCAAACTACAAGCGCATACCATTAGATTATCCGTTAACCGACTTCCCGAAACTACAGGAGGCAGCGAGGCAAGCCGGACAAAGCGTAAACGGATATATCAAGCAAGCAATATCGGATCGCATGGAAAAAGAGTCTGTTTAATTACCAGGCTCTTTTCTTTTCGGCTTTTATGTGATATACTAGTTGTAATCAAGTATTATACAATTTGTAAAGGGGTGAAATGATGGCAAAAGATAAAGAGATCGTACAAGTTAACCAGGCGTTAAAGGGAAGGGGAGGAAAATATAACTTCCCTTCTACTGTTGAACCCGAAAACCCGGAAGACGTTAAAGAGGCTTTGGGATCTGTCCTGTATTGGTACAAAAGAGGAGAGGAAAATAAACCCGATACAGATACAGCAATACAGGAAAGAATAGTTGAGTATCTATCCCAATGTTATATGACAGGGCAGCGAATGACGGTTGAAAAGCTCGCCCTTGCTTTGGGTATTACTAGGGAAACACTATGGAAATGGGAACAGCAACCCGGCAACAGGGGCAACATGATTAAAAAAGCTAAAGACACAATAGCCGCATATGACGCGGATATGGTAGCAAAAGGCAAGTTAAACCCTGTACCCTATATATTTAGAGCAAAAAACTATTATGGAATGAAAGATTCACAAGATATAGTAGTAACACCAAACAATCCGATAACAGACATACAGCCGGAGGAAATAGTCGAAAAATACCAAGAGCTGCCAGATTAATATACTATCTGTATTCGTTCAATTATTCTTGTAGCATTATGGCAATATGGCAAAAGTAAAAACCCTGTATTATCAAGGCTTTGCTGATTTTATCGGAATATTTTCTATTATGCCGATATACAAGGATAGTTGTTCCGGCTGCGATCCTGGCAAGGCTACCGGAGGGGGAAACCAGCTCCTCCTCCCAAGCCGGGGTTAGTCCAGTAAATAGCCGAAAACTTAAAAAGGACTTGTCCCGTTAGTAGCCGAAAAGTAAAAAAGGCTTAGTATCTGAAAAGGCGAAAAAATCCGAAAAACAAAAAAGGGCATATATGGACATAGTGGTATATATCGTAACGGTACTGATGTTCTTTGTAGTATATATAAGCGAGTGATGCTTTCCTTCCCTCCAGAATATGGTATAAATAGCATCATTTGTCTTTCTGTGGAGGACATTGTATCAAAAATCACGGGGGAAACACTTTTCAGTGTCCTTGGTAGGTGGAATTATGTATGATGAGCTTAAACGTAAGCTGTTAAAGAAGAATGACATCGAGGCGTTGAAGGACTGCTTTGCGTTATGCGTTGCGGATGGGGATCATGAAACCAACGGAGAGATACGGAAAGCGGTTCGCGGGTTGGGAGCGTCATCGGAAGGTCTGGAGTTGTACTGGAAGACACACTTGTTCGATGCTCCTGAGTCATTGGATTCGTATATGCTTTACATTGAGCATAACCGTCCTATCCAGAAGCAGTTCTATCTCCCCAGAAGGAAGCAGCTAAAGAGATTAGTGGATGCTTTGCAGAGATTAGAGGAAAGGGAACTCACTCTTCTTGGCATTTCTCTGGCTCCTGGCGTTGGCAAGACAACCACGGCTGAGTTCTTTCTTACATGGACGGGAGGAAGACACCCGGAGCTTCCTATTCTTACTGGTTCTCATTCCAATGCGTTTCTTAGAGGAATGTACGGGGAGATCCAGAGGATATTAGACCCGATGGGGGACTATCTGTTCAACGACGTATTCCCGGATGTCCATGTAATAAATACGAACGCACAGGACATGATGATCGATTTGGGAAGGGACAAGAAGGACGCGAAGCGTTTTACCACGTTTGAGTTCTCTTCTATTGGGTCTGGGAACGCCGGTAAGGTGAGAGCGCAGAATATCCTGTACTGCGATGACCTTGTGGATGGTTTGGAGTCTGCTCTTTCCAGAGAGAGAATGGATAAGCTGTACAATCTCTACGCTACTGACCTTAGACAGAGGAAACTCGGTGACTGCTGTGAGCTGCATATAGCGACGAGGTGGAGCGTCCACGATCCATTGGGGAGATTGGAGCAGTTGTACAGGGATGACCCGAAAGCATTGTTCATCGTCGAACCCGTCATGGATGAGAACGACGAGTCGAGATTCGACTATCCGTATGGGGTTGGGTATTCCACTAAGGTTCTGAGGGAACAAAGGGAAGCGATGGACGATGCCTCATGGAGAGCATTGTTTATGGGTGAACCCATCGAGAGAGAAGGTCAGTTGTACCCCGAAAACGAACTCAGAAGGTACTTTGAACTCCCGGACAAAGAGCCGGATGCCATCATCTCGGTCTGTGATACGAAGGACAAGGGCGAAGACTACTGCGTCATGCCTATTGCCTATCAGTACGGAGAAGACTTCTATATCGACAGGGTGGTTTGCGATAATTCCTCTCCTAGTGTGGTGGAAACCAGGCTTGCTATGGCGTTGGTGGAATGTGGTGTCCAGATGTCGCAGTTTGAGTCGAACGCTGCCGGAGGTAAGGTAGCAGAGAAAGTCCAGTCGATGGTGAAGGAAAAAGGCGGCATCACGAAAATAGTTACCAAATATACCACGGCAAATAAGGAAACAAAAATCATTGTCGCCTCGCCGTGGATTAAAGAGCATTGTCTATTCAAGGATAATTCCGTCATAAAAGAGGACAAAGAGTACCGTTTATTTTTACGCCAGTTGACAGGCTATACAATGGCGGGGAAAAACAAGCACGATGACGTTCCAGACGCTTTGGCACAGCTTTCCCTCTACGTTCAGACCTTCGGAATGAACAAAGTGGAGATCATCAAGCGCTTTTTTTAGCCTTTAATGATTACAAATAGTTGACAAAATGAATACTTGCAGTATATAATTGCATATGATGGATATTTGTAAGCAAAAAGACGTTCTGGAAGCCATCAACAGGATTCTGGAAGACGGAGACATAGCGGAGGTCAAGCGAGAACGCATCGGGATCGCTGTTGTGCGTATCAAACGCAAGCTGGAACATCCTCCGAAAGAACGGCGCGGCTGAATGGTATGTGCCGCGTAACGACCAAAGGGAAGGGTCAGGTGTCTAAGGACATCTGACCCATTTTTTATTGGAGGCAACATGGCTGAAACAACCTCACCTGTGATTCGTACAGATATGTTCGGGCGGCTTGATATATATGCCTCCTACGACGAAATCACCGAAGACAATCTCATAGAAGAGCTGAACTCCGCTCTGGTTTATCACATCCAGAATATGCTCCAGGAGGAGTTTCTGTATTGGTATCGGCGCGGAGTACAGCCGATTCTGAACCGCACGAAGGATGTCAGAGAAGACATTCTGAACAAGGTGCAGGTGAATCTGGCAGCGTCCTGCGTGGAGTTCAAAGATGGGTACTTTCTCACTCAACCGGCGTTCTATACGTCCCGTAGGAGAGGCGTACAGACGAAGCTGAAGAAGCTGAACGAGTATCTGTACCGCTCCGGCAAGCAGGAAGCCGACAACAAAATCGCCAACTGGTTCCACACCGTAGGAAAGGGTGTCGTGTACGTAGAGCCGTCCGAGGACGATGAAGTCCCCTTCAAGGCGTATGCGCTCGACCCGCGTTCTGCGTTCGTTGTGTATTCCCTCAAACCGGGCAACAAGCCTGTGATGGGTGTCAACTTCGTCGTGGCCGATGAAAAGGCGATGTTCGACGTATTCACGGAGAGCAAGGTTTACCACCTTTCTGGCACAGCTACGGGAAAGATGATGACCACAGCGACGAACAGCGACTTCATGGCGACGGCTGTTTCCATTGACAGCATCGAGCCGAACGTCCTCGGAAAGATCCCCATCATCGAGTACCGCTACAACTCGGTCAATATGGGCGCTTTTGAGGTCGGCGTGAGCATCCTCGACGAGATCAACAACATCTCGTCCAACGCCTGTGACGGCATCGAACAGTTCATCCAGTCCCTTGCCGTGGCGGTCAACTGCGAGTTCGACGAGGGAACCACCCTTTCCGACATCCGCAAAGCCGGATTCATTTCCTTCCGCTCAGTTGGTGAGAACAAAGCATCGTTTACGGTTCTGTCCGAACAGCTTGACCAGTCCCAGACGAAAGTCCTTCTGGACGAGCTGTACGACAAGTTCCTTTCCATCACGGCGATGCCGAGCCGGAGCAACGGTGGTACCACATATGACACCACGGGCGCTGCTGTATTGGCGAACTTCGGATGGTATCAGGCAGACGCGGCTGCACGGAACACGGAGGACTTGTTCAAGGAGTCCAACCGCCAGTTCGATGCCATCATCGTGGAGATCCTGCGTCGCAAGAACCTCCTCGACATTGACCTCAACGACTTTGAACTGAACTTCGTGAGGAACGAAACTGCCAATGTCCAGAGCAAGGCACAGGCGTTCCAGACGCTCATGTCTGCTGGTCTGCATCCCGAACTGGCAGCGGCAAAGTCCGGCATCTCCAACGACCCGGTTAAGGACATGAAGATGTCTGAAGCCTACATCAAGATGATTTGGGGAAGCCCTGGTCAAGCAGTTAAATCTGAGGAAAGTGGAGATGGGAAGGGCGAAGCAGAAATTATTGAGTCTGATAATGACAATGGTGAAAGCAATATAGGAAATTGACATGGTTGCAAAAGGCAGATAGTGATTGCAACACGACAAGGCGGCTACCTCACCGCTTTCTGCCTTTTTCAATATGAGGACATACGGGAGGTCGTATGGAGAATACATATTGCGTTTATTGCCATATATCGCCGTCTGGCAAGCGGTACATCGGTATTACAGGTAGGAAGCCGGAAAAGCGTTGGAACTATGGGGGCGGCTACTATGGCAATTCGCACTTTAGAAGGGCAATTCAAAAATATGGTTGGGATAATTTTCAACACATCATATTGTTCACTGGCTTGACAATGAAAGAAGCCTCTGAAATGGAAATCGCTCTTATTGAAAAATATGACACTACAAATAAAGAAAAAGGGTATAACGTAAGCCGCGGCGGTATGAACGAGGATCAAGTGTTTTCACAAGAAACAAAAGACAAAATCAGCGCGGCAAAGCGTGGAAAACCTTGCCCAGAATGGCAAAAAAAGCATTTGTCTATTGTGAATAAAGGGAAGATGCCAACTAATCTCGATGATTTGCACAAGAAGAATCAGAAGCGCGTGAATCAATATGATTTTGACGGGAATTATATTGCTACATATCCTTCTATTAGGATAGCAAGTCAAGAGTGCAATCTTTCTGAAAATAGCATAGGACTTTGCTGTCGTGGGCATTACAAAAGGGCTGGCGAGTATGTGTGGAGATTTGCAGAGCAACCATATGAATGTGACGCTAATGCAGGGTGATTGCCTTGAGCTGATGAAGCAGTTGCCAGATAAAAGCGTGGACTTAATTGTAACAGACCCGCCTTATAAAATGAATCATTCAACTGGTGGCTGTACAAACATTGGGATGAAAGATAGGTGGAAGGGAAATATTAGGGCGGGGAACACCGTGATGGGATTTGATACAAGCATTAAATTTTCTGATTGGCTACCCGATGTTTATAGAGTCCTAAAAGATGGGCGCCATTGTTACATTTTTTGCAACGACAAAAATCTGCAAGAATTGTTAAATGAAGCAACGTCGGTTGGTTTTCGAGAAAGCAACGTGCTTGTATGGGTGAAGAATAACGCTTGTCCGAACAGATATTACATGAAGAATTGCGAATTTATATTGTTTTTGTACAAGGGCAGAGCGAATCCTATTTATGACATGAGTAGCAAAGCAGCTTTTTGTTGCAAAAACATAAACGGAAAGCAAAAACTCCACGCGACAGAAAAACCGATTGAAATGCTTGAAACTTTTATAAAAAACTCAACAGATGACGGGGGCGTTGTTTTTGACCCATTTATGGGAAGCGGCACAACAGGAGTAGCTTGCATCAACACCAATCGCAACTTCATCGGCATAGAACTTGACCCTGATTATTTTGCCGTTGCGAAAGGGAGGATTGAAGGGCATGACCATTCTACCATTCGATTAACCGAGCAAACGAACGGCGGCGATGGCGAAGTGACCATTGTCGAGAGCGACAATGACACCGGCGAAAACGATACGGGTGGTGCTGTCTGATGGTGCTTTTGCCCGTCGATGAACTGAACTCTCTGTCTGCTGACCTCTCAATTCACTTTGATGAGGAAGGGAAGATCCGGTCAAAGCAGGATGAGGAAGACATCATCGATGAGATGCTAGACCTCTTCCTGTTGGCATATGCGAACGGTACGGAAGCGGCGAATACAGACCTCGGTACCGAAATCGAGGTCGACTACGAAGCAGTGGAGAAGGTCGTGTTCCAGACCATCGCCGGAGAGACATGGCGTGACCGTGTAGAGAAGTACTACCGCGAAGGTGGTACGGAATACGACATCGCCCGAATCGCAGAGACGGACATGACCCGGATCTACAACACGGCAGTCCTCAATGTGGCAGACCGCGTTGGCGGCGTGATGAAACGATGGGAAACCATGATGGATGACCGCGTGAGAGATACGCACGACTATCTCCAGAGCATGGTTGTTCCGTACGACGAGGACTTCTACACGTTCGATGGCGACCACGCCAGAGCGCCCGGGCTGTTCACGCTGCCGGAAAACAATATCAACTGCCGCTGCACAATTTCACTATTGCGCGGTTGAGATACACATCAGGGAAGATGTAAAAACGCACAATCGTCAGGGAAGACGTTAATCGCACATTTTATGGTCAGGGAAGACCTTAATCGCACGGAAGGAGAATGCTGATGGCACGAATCGACACCACGAAGATCGAAGGATTCGCTGAGATGTCTGCGGAGGACAAGCTCAAAGCTCTTACGGAGTATGAGTTTGAGGTTCCCGAACAGGACAACAGCGAAGTGAACCGGCTGAAAGCCGCACTCTCCAAGGCAAACGGTGAGGCCGCCGACTGGAAACGCCAGTTTCGCGAGAAGCAGACCGAAGCGGAACGAGCCGCGTCCGAGAGAGAGGAAAACGAAAAAGCAATCCGCAACGAGCTTGAAACGCTCCGAAAGGAAAAGGAAACAGCCGGACTCATAGCGCAGTTCATGGCAACCGGGTATGACCGGGAACTCGCCCAGAGAGCTGCGGAGGCGATGGTGGATGGTCGAGCGTCTGATGTCATCTCCATCCAGACAGAGTTCCTTGCGAACAAACAGAAAGAACTGGAAGCGGCGGCGCTCAATATGCAGCCGAAGCTGTCCACGGGCGCTACGCCCACATCCACTCAGGCAGAGATGGAGGAAATGAACAAGATGCGTCATTACTTCGGACTGCCACCCAGAAAATAAACAAAGGAGAAAAACAATGGCAACTACTGTTACTGCCCCTGTGTCCAACAGCATCGCACTTGCGTCCAAGTATCTGCCGATTCTGGACGAAATCTACAAGGCCGGTTCCAAGACCTCTATCCTCGACACCGCTAACGAGCGTGTCCGTTGGGATGGCGCGAAGACCGCCTATCTGTTCCATACCGCTCCTGTCGGTCTGGCGAACTACAGCCGCAACGCCGGTTTCGTTCCCGGTGATGTGACCGGCTCTTGGGAGCCTTACACCATCGAGCAGGATCGTGGCCGTTCCTTCATGATCGACGCGATGGACAACGACGAGACTCTCGGCATGGCGTTCGGTACGCTGGTCGGTGAGTTTGAGCGCACTCAGGTCATCCCCGAGCTGGATGCCTATCGTTTCGCCAAGTACGCCGCCGGTGCCGCTGCCGCGCAGGTCGTGACCGAAACCCTGTCTGCCGGTGCCGCTACCATCGCTTCCATCGACGGCGCGACTGCCGCTCTGGACGATGCGGAAGTCCCCTATGAGGGTCGTATCCTGTTCGTCAACCCCAGCGTCTACAAGCTCATCAAGTCCGGCGTGACCCGCATGGTCATGAACGGTGAGCGTGATGTGGACTACAACGTTGAGATGTTCAATGATATGCGCCTCATCACCGTTCCGTCTGGCCGGTTCAACACCGCCGTTACGCTGAACGCTCCCACCGCCTCCAACGGTGCCGGTGGTTACACCGCGTCTGGCGATGCCATCAACTACATGATCGTTCATCCCTCGGCTATCCTTCAGGTCGTGAAACACGCTGTTCCGCGTATCTTCAGCCCGGAGGTCAACCAGGAAGCCGATGCGTGGAAGTTCGACTACCGCGTGTACCACGACTGCTTCATCGAGGCACAGAAGACGAACGGCATCTACGTCTCCCACGCCTAAGATGGCTGTTATCAAGAACCCGGACGGTAGCATTACCGTGGGGATCATCCCCGAAAGCAAGCCGGAGGCGAAGGTTGAAAAACCTTCGTCCCCGGACAAGAAGCCTAAGAAAAAGGCGTAAACCAATGGCGAGGTGCTGACCTATGACAGACAACGACAAGCTGACAATGCTCAAAACGCTGCTGGAAGACGGCGGCACCTTGCCGTCCGATGAAAAGCTCAACGCATATCTTAACCTCTCCGGCAAAGAGATCCTTGCGTGGATGTACCACCTTATCGGCGGCGTTCCCGAAGATATGGTGGATGTCCCGGATAAATACGAAGTGACGCAGATTTACGCCGTGGTCGCCGGATATACCCACGCCGGTTCCGAAGGGCAGTCTGCTCACGACGAGAACGGCATCAGACGGACGTTCCGATATGCGGATATGCTCGACTACATCCACCAGAACGTTCTGGCATATGTGCGTGTGGGGGCGGTCACATGAGATCGCAACAGCGCAATATGACTCCGTTCTGGTATCGGCTTTACTCCGATAACGCCCCTATCACCACCACGGACGAGTGGGGCAATACCGTTGAAACCGGCGAGTACAATATTGGCTACTCCGACCCGGTGTCCATGTGCGCTAACATTTCTCCGGCTTCCGGTGCTTCCATCACGGAGCAGTTCGGAAATCTGGACAACTACGACAAAGTTATTGTCACAACCGACATGGACTGCCCGATTGACGAGGACAGCGTTTTGTACATCGGAATCACCCCGACCCAGACGGACGGAGAGTGGAGCAAGCACAACTATGTGGTGCGTCGAGTAGCAAAGAGCATCAACGGAATCAGCATTGCTGTGAGGAAGGTCGATGTTTATTGAAGACCGTAGAACTCACGACAAAGAATATCGAACTACTCATCCAAGAACTGGATGATTTCAAAAAGGTTCTGGACGATAAGTGCCAGGAACTGATTGACCGTCTTGCCGCCGAGGGAGTAACTGCCGCTCAATGGCGTTTCGACATGGCGACCTACGACGGCGACGGCAGAGTGAAAGTCGAAGCTGTGCCGGACGGCAAACTCCGCACATACGTTGTAGCGACTGGCGATGCCGTCCTGTTCATCGAGTTCGGTGCCGGTTATCTCATGGGGTATGGACACCCAGAACCTATGGGGTACGGGCCGGGAACTTATCCGGGCAAAGGGCATTGGGATGACCCGAACGGTTGGTGGTTGCCAAAAGCCGTCCAAGAGGCGACTGGCAAAAAGAAATCCTTCGGCAACCCTCCCGCAGCCGCCATGTACAACACCGTCAAGGATCTGGAAGACCGCATCGCAGAGATAGCATCGGAGGTATTCAAGTGATAGACGTTTTCAATCAAATCTATACCGACGTTGCGACTGCGGTTCGCGCAGGACATCCCGGAACATTCGTGACCGGGGAAAGGCTGAACAAACCTTCCAAGTTTCCAACGGTTATGGTCATCGAAGCGGATAACTACGAACCTCCCGAAAGCGTTGACAACTCTCTGAAAGAGAATCTGGCGGCACTCATGTATGAGATAACCGTGTTCTCCAACAAGACTAGCGGGAAACGCTCTGAGTGCATCGACATCCTCTCGACCATCGACGAGGTTATGAAACACAAAAACGGAAGACGGATAGCCCGTGTAGAGGGTTATTTCGATTCCGAGGCAACGATCTATATGGTTACTGCCCGTTACCGGCTGAAAACGGACGGTATAAACCTCTACACATTCTAACTGAAAGGAAGAAAAGCTATGGCAATGCTCACTTATATGTCGTTCCTCATGCACAGCACCGATGGTTCGACCTATAGCGACCTTGTTCCAATCAAGGACTATCCCGACTTCCTCAACGAAGTCAACACTATCGACGTTACTAACCTCCAGAACTCCATGCACACCTACATCGCGGGCCTTCTGGATGTCGGCGGCACGATGGACTTCACCGCAAACTACTCCGCTGCTGACTACCAGACGGTCAAAACTCTGGACGATGGCTCGGAGAAGCATCTCGCCATCTGGTTCGGAGGCACCGAGTCCGGCGGCACCGTCACGCCCACGGGTACGGACGGCAAGTGGTCTTTCGACGGTTATGTCAAGGTCGGCATCGTCGGAAAGGGCGCTGACGAGGCTCGTGAGATGACGATTCACGTTGTCCCCAGCACCGACATTACGTTCTCCACTTAATCGAAGAAAGGTAGGGTTTCAGTATGAGTCAGATCAAATTCTCGGACGGCAAGAAAGAGTACACTCTGGAGTACACTCTACGCACCGCCGCTCTTGCGGAGCGGAACGGACTGAACTTGCAGGAACTCGACACAAATCCGGCAGTCCAGATCCCGATTCTGGTGCATGGTGCGTTCCAGGCACATCATAAGGGTATGACCCGTAAGCAGACGGACGAACTGTACAAGGAAATCACCAAAAAGAACGACTTCATTGCCGCGCTTGTGGAGATGTATGCCGATGCGGTGAACGCCCTTGTCGATACCGAGGAATCTGACGAGGGAAACCCCAACTGGACTCTTACCTAAACGACGGGTCTGAGTCCGTGGAAGGGCGGGAAGATAACAGTATCTCCCGCCCTTTGTCGTTAATGGACGTTTTTGAAAGGGCTTGCTCCACCTACATCAACTTCGGCATGACCTACGACCAATATTGGGACGGCGACGTTGGAGCGCACAGGCAGTACAGGGAGGCTCACAAAAAACGTCTGACCGAGGCGAACATGATGGCATGGCTCCAAGGAAGATACTTCTACGACGCGATCTGTGCCGCATCTCCGCTCATCAATGCGTTTTCCAAGAACAAGAAAGCGTTGGACTACCACAAGTATCCGTTCGACTTGTTTGAGGAAGATCGTAAGAAGAGGGAAGAAGCGGAAAAGAGAAAGAAGTACGAACGCATGAAGGAAAAGGTCGCCATGTTCGCAGCGGAGTTCAATAAAAAAAGGAAGGAGGTAAATGCCGATGGCAGAAATGACGGGACTGTCGTTCCGACTGGTAGCGACAACGACGGATGCGAAGAAGGGCGTTGACGCTCTGAACAAGTCGCTGAAGGATGTCAACAAAACGATGGCTGGCGGGAACACGGGCAAGGCCACATCCAATCTGAAGAAATTCAGCGCGGCGGCTCGTTCTGCGGCAAAAGCGCTAATTAAAATGCCGTTCAAGAATCTTGCATCCAACGTGAAAAACGTTGCTACCAAGATAGGTTCTCTCGGAGACAAATTCAAACGCATCCTTCTGTATCGTGCGATTCGCTCGGTAATCCGTGAGGTAACTCAGAGTTTCGGTGAAGGGATCAAAAACCTATACGGATGGAGCGAAATAGCAGACGGGCGTTTTGCGGCAACGATGGACAGGATGTCAACGGCGTTCCTGTACTTCAAAAACTCTATCGGTGCGGCGGTGGCTCCTCTGCTTAACGCTCTTGCCCCGGCAATCGACTTTGTCATTGATAAAATCGTTGGACTTCTGAACGCCATCAACCAGCTTTTTGCCAAACTGACCGGAGCGAGTTACTGGACGAAAGCCAACAAGGTAGCCACGAAGTACGCTGACAACGCAAGCGCAGCGGGCGCGGCGGCAAAGGACGCCTTGAAGTATCTCGCTCCGTTCGACGAACTGAACGTGCTGCCCGGAAACAACGGAGGCGGTAGCGGAGGCGGTGCGTCCGGCACGGACTACTCCGGGATGTTTGAAACCAGAGAGGCGTTCAGCCAGGAGATTGCCGACTTCGCGCAGATGGTGAAGGACGCATGGGTCAACGGCGAGTGGGAAGATGTCGGACGATTCATTGGTGGGAAAATCAATGAACTTGTTGACCGAATCGACTGGGAGGGTGCCGGTATAAAGGTCGGCAAAGCGGTCAACGCTCTGTTCGGAACTGCGTACTGGACGCTTGATGAAATCAACTTCACGAACATCGGAACAAAGATTTCCGAGTTTCTAAACGGTGCTATCTCCCATGTGAATTGGGACATAGCAGGGCGGCTCCCAGTCAAAGGTCTAACGTCCATCATTGATGTTGTGCTTGGTGCGCTTGGAGGCTTGGACTGGGGACTGATAGGACGGTCTGTCAGCGACTACTTCAAAGGTGCGCTTGACGAGGGAATCAACTGGCTGAAGTCGAAAGACTGGTCGCAGATGGGAACGAACCTCTTCAACAACCTCATGGAGTTCATTGAGAATGTTGACTGGGCGGGACTCGCAGACAAGGCGAACACGTTGCTCAAAGAGGCAATAAAAGCTGTTCTCGGACTCGGATGGGGCTTTGCCGATGCGCTTGGGGAAAGACTGTTCGGTACTGATGACTGGGAAACATTCAAAGCCAAAGCGCACAACTTCGCCGCAAACATCTGGAACTCGCTGGTTGATGCCATCAAAGATAAAGCTCCCAGACTCGCAGACTGGCTGAATCTCGAATACATGGATACAGTTGAAATCCCCGTCACCGCAAACCTCACAGACGCAAAGGACAACATACCGCCATCGCAAAAAAACGTTACCGGTATGTATGGAACGCTTTCTTACTGGCAACGTGGATGGGGGGCTAGCTCCGGGTACAATTACCTTGATTTGCCGGCCAATCTTACATCATGGTCGCGCGGGTGGGGAAGTGGCTCCACTTATAACTACATAAGTCTTACGGCTAGTCTTAACGGATGGCAGAGATATTCCGGGTGGTACTCAAATGGCTGGAACCTTCTTTCGCTAACCGGATATCTTACTGGCTGGAAACAGGCGGCCGGAGTCTCCTATCAGGGGACTATCATGGTTAGAAGCAATGCTGGTGGCGGCGCGTACTATGGACGTTCGTGGCACGACATCCCACAGTACGCCTCCGGCGGTCTTCCCGGACACGGAAGTATGTTCGTAGCGGGTGAAGCTGGCCCGGAACTGGTCGGTCACATAGGAGGGAGGACGGAAGTCCTCAATGCGTCTCAGATAGCTTCAGCTATTGCGGCGGGGGTTTCAAACGTGCAGACTTACTCCGCACAGGAAGTAAACGAAGAAGTATTGTACAACGCTTTCTTACGCGCTCTGAACGATTCGGACGTAGGCGGTGACACATACCTTGACGGCGAGGTAATTTACCGCTCTATCCGAAAACACAACGACATGAACACACGCATGACGGGCGTGAACGCATTCGCATAAGGGGGTGTAGATGTGACGATAAACCGACTTGATACCAACGGATACTGGATGGTGGGAAACACGCACATCTACATTCCCTCCACCCCATGCAAAGTGGAACACAGCAACATCACAGGCTCTAGTACAGGACGAGATGAAGCTGGGTATATGCACATCGACTGGCGACGCAGGGATGTGCGGAAGGTGTTCCTCAAATACAACGCCATCACGGGATCTGAGCTTGACTGGCTAATGGGTCTGATGCAAGGCAAGGAATTTCGCTTCACGTTTCTGGAAGACAACTACACTTACACCATGAACGCCTATGTTGGCGAGTGCAGTTATGAAGCGCTGTCCTACGGTGTCGGTGATAAGTTGTACATCAACTTCTCCATCAACGTTATCGAGAAGTGAGGTGACGGACAATGCTCAGTAAAATCGTCCGAAGCAACGGAACAGAGATTGAGAATATCCAGTCCGTCACCTACTCCGAAACGGTCAACGCGGGAGAGAGTCTGCGTCCGGGATGCGTTGCGTCTGCGTACATCAATGTGAACGTGTACGGGGCGGATGCACCGAACGAGGGCGAAGCGCTCAGATACTATCAAGTAGATCAGGATAACAACGACATCCTCATCGGTACATTCTACGCACAGCCGTCTGTTCCTGCCTACGGTATGTACAGCTTTGTGGCATACGATGCGGTCAGCAAACTGGACACGGACTTCTCTGCCAGACTGGAAACCTTGCAGTTTCCGATGACCGTGTACGACCTTGTGTCAGAGGCTTGCTCCGTGGCAGGTGTGACGCTCGGCTCTGCCTCATGGCCGATGAGCACCATGCAGGTCAATGCGTTCTACGCAGACCATTTGACTTGCCGCAACATCCTGCAATATGCGGCAGAAATCGCGTGTCGGTTCGTGCGGTGCGATGTCAACGGGAACGTACTGTTTGATTGGTACACAACAAACACGGAGTGGAGCATCTATCCGGGCGGCGCGGATGAGGACAAGGTGGCGTACAGACTCGGTGGACTCACTTATGACCGAAGCAACGTGGAAAGCATCGACTCCATCGTTATCCGCTCTGTCGGTGAGTACGGAACGCAGTACACATACCCCGAATACAACCCGGACATCTCTGCGGAAGATCCCGATTCTGACGGAAACGTCACGATGCTGAACGTGACCGTTACGGACTCCGGTGACGGGCATCTGCTCATCATGGCAAAAGCGGACGATCCTAACCGTGACGGCAACGTTACCATCGAGGACGGTGCGTCTGCCGAGAACTCCCTCACGATTGCGAACAACCTTCTTCTGACCGATGCAACCGAAGCAACGTATGTGTCCGTGGCACAGAACATTCTAAGCACTATGATAGCTCTTCCTCCATATCGGTTTGCGGAGGTACAGCTTTTCCCGAACGAGAACCCGTTTCGTTCCGGCGAGTTCGTTTCCGTGACTGACGCACAGGGAATCACGTTCACGACTCCCGTCTTTACGATGACAGTATCTCCGAACGGTGCTTCAATCCGTTCTTCTGGAACGGTCACATATAAACCGTCCGAAACTACCACCACGGCAAAGGAAATCGCAAGCAACACCAACGGGATCACCCGGCTCGACAAGCTGAAAGTAAACTGGGCAGAAATCGACACAGCCGTTGTCAACTCTCTCCGCGCGAACGGTATCAATGCCAACTGGATAAATGCAGGTCGTGTTGGGCTTGAATATTTGAAACTGTACGGAGCGATGAACGTGTACAGGTCGGAAACGTTCACGACGGCAAACCTCGGGGGGCAGATAGGTTTCACAAGCGGAAACGCCTCAAGCAACATCGAACAAGGCATCGTACAGGTTTCGCAGAACTACTACGGTGTGTGCATAGTCGGAAATAACGAAGTGTTCATCGGTTTCCACGCCGCAAACGACCCTTGGTGGGATGGCGGGGATATAAAGATTAATGACGGGAACTACTTCAACCACCTGTCATTTACGAATGATAGCCTTACAGGGGATGGAATAGCAGAACTTAGCGCAAGCATTATTGATCTGGTGTGCGACACATTTTCTGTTAACAATAGAAATGTTCTGTCCGAAATTGGAAACCTATCCTCACTCAGTACCACAGCAAAGAGTTCGCTCGTTGCAGCCATCAACGAGGTGGACGAATCCACACCGAAAATAATTTGGACGAACAGCGACCCATCAACAGGCATGGCGGCACAGACGCTCACGCTGGACGCGGATATGAGTCCGTATAATATGTTCTTTGTTGAAATCGCATGGACGAACAACACTTCAAACCGCCGCGCCGGAACGTGGGTTTACGTCGGAGATAACGAAACCATCGTTGCCTGTCCCAGCGTATCAAGTACGGCATCCTCTGCGCTGACATACGTTTACCGTTACATCACCATCGACAAATCAAACAACACTATCTCCATCGCCAACGGGCAACGAGCCAATACATCTGGAATCGCGGCAAGCAACAACTACGCAATCCCGACAAAAATTCTTGCGATGAAGGTATAAGGAGGAAAACATGGCAAAACCTCTTAACTCAATCAAGTTCCCTGATCTGCCGAACAGGTATCTTGTGGCACCGCCCATCACCGAAGAGGTATCCGGGGCAATCGCATCCTTCGCAGACGGCGCGAACAATGCGCCTGTCGAGGACTTGACCGTTTCAATCGTCCCCAAACAGGCCGGGAGCGGAACACCTAGTCCGTCCAACGTGAGAGCGATAAGCGGATTTACCAAGGCGACCATCAAGCGGGCAGGGAAAAATCTCTATAACAATATCATCTCGGCTGATATATGCTCAAACAACAATGGAGCCTCACACACGTCAAGCGATGGCGTATTGACCATCACGCCCAAGGTCGATACATCCGCCAGCAACAGCGGCGTTTACTTTTCATACTCAGCAAGCACTCTGTGGAATGCGATCTATATGTTACGCGCCGCTGGTCTATCCGCAACACTAAGTTTTGACGCAAAGGCAAGCGTACTGCCCGTTCAGATGAGGGTTGGAACAACAGGAGCATCGAGCTATCCGACACTAACCACAGACTGGGTTCGATACTCAACCGCTATCCCCGCATCGGATGCCGGGGCAATCTGCTTTTATGCCAACCGCCTTGCTCAGTCCAGCGTTATATCCATCCGAAACGTGATGGTATCTGTCGGAGATGTGGGAGCATACGAACCCTACACCGCCGACACCTACGAGGTCAGCTTCGGCTCGGCTGGCACGGTCTACGGAGGGACGCTCGATGTGACCACGGGCAAGCTGACGGTGACAAGGCGCATCATTGACCTTGGTACATTTTCCGCATCGTATTGGGCGGTGGTCGATGCTGCAAAAGGAATATTCCGCTTAAATCTGAGTAGTACAAACACTGGCGGTAATCCGCGAAAAATCTACACCGGAACCCAAGTGGATGACCCGGGTCTAAGCGATCAATATTCGTTCGGACTGAGCAACAATGAGGCCACCATTAAAGCGTCCCTGCTGGACGGTCAATACGCTTTCGGCGTTAACGGAACACTTACATATTATCGAAACGCCGCTTGTTCAACGGCGGCACAAATCGCCAGCGCGATGAGCGGCGTGCAGTTTGTCTATCCGCTTGCCACACCTATCGAGGTCAACCTCACACCTACCGAGGTACGAACCCTTCTCGGCGCAAACAACATCTGGAGCGATACGGGCGATGCCACGGTAACATACAGAGCCGACACGGGACTGTATATCGACAAGCGAATCGCAGAAGTACAAGCCCTTGTGCTTGATTAAGGAGGTACGAAAATGACAAAGCGCGAACAGAGGGTAATCAATGCGTTTATCAACTGCGTCCGGCGTGGTGAGTATTCGTTCGATTATGCCTGTCTGCTGATCGAAGACACCGAACGCTACGGATGGATCAGCGATGCCGCAAAAGAGGTTTTCTATGCGGCGTTTGAGGAGGACAAACCCACCGAGGAAGAACCTGTCGAGGAGGAATAACCAATGTTCTGGAAGGTCTTTGTCGCATTTGCGCTCGGACTGCTCCTCGGCATTAGTCCGTTGGTGGTCATGTGCGTAACCGTGGCATGGAAAAACAGGAACGATGATGATTAACAGGAGGGCTTGATAATGACAGACCTCGAAGATCGCGTTAAAGCCCTTGAGGACAGGATGGCGCAGAAAGACACGGAGTTCGCCGTCATCAACACAAAGCTATCGGCTATCCTTTGGGGCGTGGGGGTAATCGGCACGGCGTTAATCGGCGTGTTGGTAAAAATGCTATTCGGCGTTTGAGGAGGTGCAAAACATGACATGGATTAAAGCGGCGGCAATCCGCGCGATCAAAACCACGGCACAGACGGCTGTTGCTACCATCGGAACGTCTGCTGTCATGGGCGACGTGAACTGGGTCATGGTCGGAAGTGCATCGCTTCTGGCGGGAATCCTGTCCCTGCTGACAAGCGTTGCGGGTCTGCCGGAGGTCGAAACGAAGGCCGGGAAGCATGAATAAAATGCTTATTCCGAAAACTGCGAATTGCGGAATCCTCGGAGATTGGGCGAAACAGAACGGCTGCTTCATCCCCTACACGGGGGCGGGGCAGCCGGGCGACCTCGTTTTGTTCGACTTCTCCGGCAATCACAAGACAAGACAGCACGTCGGCATCCTCGTGTCGCAGACGGGGAACACGCTGTCCACCATCGAGGGGAACACCTCTGTCACGTCAAACGACAACGGCGGAGCGGTCATGCGCCGGACGCGGTATGTCTCGCAGGTCGTGGGCTACGTCCGAGCGAAGTGGACGAGCGCACAGACGGCGGCGCGGCTCATCCAGATCGCGGCGGGACAGGTCGGCGTGAAGGAATCCCCGGCCAACTCCAACAACGTCAAATACAACACATGGTTCTATGGCAAGGCCGTGTCCGGTTCGGCATATCCGTGGTGTGCGGTGTTCGTGTGTTGGTGTTTTGCCGTCCTCTGCGGGGAGATTGAAGGAGGTAAAACCGTGACAGTTGCGGCATATCTTTTGAAATATGGCTCCAAGGGGAGCGCAGTCAATAAACTCCAGATCCTTCTGAACGGCCTCGGCTATTCGGTCGGCACCGTTGACGGAGAGTTCGGAGCAAAGACAAAGGCCGCCGTCGTTAAGTTCCAGAAGGCGAACGGCCTCACCGCCGATGGCGAAGTCGGCGCGAAAACATGGGGAAAGCTGATTAACTGATATGCTGAACGACTTTGAATTGATAACCCATCAATTCTCTGCACAGGACGACATCAAGATATATCCTATCTTTGATGTTCACCTGGGCGCGGCTGAACACATGGAGCGCGAGTGGTCACAGTTTTGCATCGACATTTTGAACGACCCTCACGCTTTTATCATCCTCGGCGGCGACCTCGTGAACAACGCGACAAAAAACAGCGTTTCGAACGTGTACGAAGAAGTCATGCGGCCACGGGAGCAGAAGCGCGTCATCACCGAAATGCTCACCCCGCTCCGTGACCGCATCCTGTGTGCTGTCACCGGAAACCACGAACGGCGCTCCATGCGTGACGTGGACAGCGACATCACATACGACATCATGTGCAAGCTCGACCTGGAGCACCTTTACCGCACCAATATGGCGTTTGTGAAGGTACAGCTCGGCAAGCGCAAAACGGACAACGACGAGTGGACAAACTCTAAAATGCGTCCGGTATATGTTCTGTGTGTCACTCACGGCAGCGGCGGCGGTATGCTGACGGGTGGCAACGTGAACAGAAACGAGCGCTTCGGCTACGTCATGGACGGCATCGACGCGCTCATCACCGGCCACACGCACAAGCCGTGGGTAACTCAGCCGACGAAAATCGTCGTTGACCCTCGCGCCGGAACAGTTACCGCGAGGCCGTTCAAGGTCGTGTCGGCAACGTCGTGGTTGAACTATGGCGGGTACGCAGCACAAAAAATGCTTTTGCCAACCAGTCACGCAAAACAAATCATCGTGCTCTCCGGAAGGGGAAAGGACATAAGGGTGTTAATGTGAAACCAGAAAAGCGAGGACAGAACGTCAAGTTCGAGCGAATCCGCCGCATCACCGGTTACCTCGTCGGCACAATGGAACGTTGGAACGACGCAAAGAAAGCAGAAGAACGTGATCGCGTGATCCACATGACAAAGCCGGGGGCGTAATGCTCCCGGCCTTTTTTGTTAGCATTTTCGTTAGCATTTTCTTTGTCAAAAATAAATAGAAAAATGACACATTTTGTGTTGACATATGCCACATATCGTGGTAATATACTGTCAGAGGGTCACAGAACGTGGCGAAATGAAAGGAAAACAGAACAATGAAGCGTTGCATTGGCGAGAAGATTAATAATCTTTTTACGGTAAAGGAGGTGAGAGAATGGACATTCCTGTTTCGACCAGACTGAGACTTGCCAGAGGCGAAATGTCCCGTGAGGATGTTGCGGTTGCCTGTGATATTTCCGTGTCGGCGCTGTCGATGTATGAGAACGGTCAGCGAGTGCCGAGGGATGAAATCAAAGTGAAACTGGCAAAGTTCTACGGCAAATCGGTGGAAGAATTATTTTTTTAACCTAAAACGCCACAGATAGTGGCACAACAACCTATCCATTCCATAAAGCCCGTCAACGTGATTCAAAGCGTCCGGGCGGAGTGGTTCACCGTCCGGGAATCGGCAACTATCTCCTTTCTGAAATGTATTTGGTTTGCTGACACCTCCTCCAATCAACGGCGGGGACGGGCTTCATGGAATGGATAGAGAAAGGGAAAAAGACAATGCCAAAGATAAGAGGCTACACAGACGAACAGAAGCGGAAACGGGAAGCGGAACGCATCTATCTGTTCATCCGCAGGAAGAGCCGGGAGAAGCTGAAAGGGCTGAACGGCCTCGCGGAGGCAATCGGCTTGAATTATCAAACATTATACGCCGCACTCCACAAGGGGACGGTGAGAGCGTCCACGATGCGCGACATCATCAACGCGCTGGACATGACGAACGAGGAAGTTCTGTATCTCATGGGGAGGAAAAAATGATTGCATTTGTTTTGATTCTGGCGGGCGCGATGCTGATCGAGCATTGGTTCGGCTTCGTGCTGATCGCGGCGGGTGTCGTCTATGTCTGCGCGAGGTAAGGCAATGGCGTGGTTTTGTATTGCCGTTTGCCTGTTCGCCGTTCTGGTGGTGTACGCATGTCTGTGGATGACCGATGACGACGACGTTCTGGAGATACGGGAAGAACGGATCATGACGGACGCTATACCAGTTCCGACACCGGAGCCAAAGGCCGTCGTTACATATCCCGTCCCGCTCGACCAGGACTTGCAGGACTACATCGTGCAGACGTGCCTCGAATACGAAGTGTCGCCGTGCATCGTGTTCGCCATCATCGGCGTGGAATCCAACTACGATGCTTCGATGATAGGTGACAACGGCAAGTCGTGGGGGCTAATGCAGATCTACTCGACCCAGCACACGGCACGGTGCGTCCGGCTCGGCGCGTGGAATCTTCTTGACCCGAAGATGAATGTCCGTGTCGGCATCGACTACCTCGCGGAGCTTCTCAGCACAGGCCACGACATCGAATGGTGCTTGTCCTGGTACAACGGCCACGGCGGGGAGCCGTGCGAATACGCCCGGACGGTGCTTTGCAATGCAGAACAGATATTGGAAGGAGTACAAGTACATGAATAACAACTACAGTTTCCCCGGCGAGGTCACGTTGTCCATTGAGCAGTACACCGAATTGGTACTGGAACTCGACAAGGCGAAGCGTGACAGGGATATGTATAAGATGTCCTACGAATACCACGTCAAGAAATGCGGAGAACTTGAAGCCAAGATCAAGGAACTGGAGGTGTTCTGATGGCTTGGGGCGTGTATGACTACCCGGAGCCTCCCGCCGTCACGGTGAACGACCTGTGGCGGCAGAGGCACCGCGATACTGACGAATACGAGGAAGAGGACGATGAGGACGGGGAAGATTTGGACGAAGGATGAAGAACGGTACTGCTTGAAGCTAGTTCGGCAGGGCAAGACGTATCAAGCAATCGCGGATGAAATGGGACTGACAAAGAAAGTCATTTCGTACTACATAAGCAAGAAACGGAAAGAACAGCCGCGAGTGTGGAAGAAGATTCACGTTGACAAGCGGTGTACGCAGCCGTGCGTTGATTGCTTCTTCGGAAGCGGGGCAGAACGGGACGGATGGAAATGTCCGTGGGCTGACAGACTGGCGCCTGTTCCCGGATGGGACGCTGTGGCGGTGCCGTACTACCTCCACAACACACAGAGCGGCGTGAGGTACGACGTGACGTTTGACATCAAGTCGTGTCCTCGATTTGAAAGGGGCTGACCATGACACAGAACGAAAAGATTCTCCGTCACCTCCGCGAGATCGGCGTGATTACACCGATGGAGGCTATGGCACAGTACGGCATCATGCGGCTCGGCGCTCGGATATGGGACTTGCGGCATCAAGGGTACAACATCACCGGGCAGCTCGTTCACGGGCGTAACCGTTACGGTGAACCGACGCGGTGGAGCAGTTACAAACTGGAGGAATAACGAATGAGGAAATTCAGACTATTGAAAGCAAGCGAGATCGAATGCCGCGTTGCAAGGTGTACGGAAAATGGCGTGTCCCTTCTGCTGTACAAGACCGCCCGGACGGACGCGGCGCTCCTGGATGAGACGGTCGGCGCTGAGAGATGGGAAAACGACTTCAAGCTCATCGACGGCGTTCTTTTCGGCGGTCTGGGCGTTGACTACAACGGAGATGGTCATTTCGTCTGGAAGTGGGACGCGGGAACGGAGAGCAACACGGAAGCGGAGAAAGGCCGCGCCTCCGATGCGTTCAAACGTGCCGGATTCAAGCACGGTATCGGACGCGAGTTGTATACCGCGCCGTTCATTTGGGTCAAAGCGTCTGACACGGAGATCTATGACACAAAGCGCAAAGACAAGTACGGTAATCCGATCTACGCCTGTAACGCACGGTTCACCGTCCGCAAGATCGAGTATGACGAGGACGGCAACATATCCGGCCTCATCATCGGCAGAGGCCGCGACATCGTATTTGAGTACGGCTACCGATGAAAGCACGGCTTGAAAGTTTAACGTTCTCACGGGAGCGCGAAAGCCTCTTGACGGTACGGACGGCAGAGGACATCGGCCAGATGTTCGACGACCTTCACGAAACGGAGGTGGAGGTCATCGTCAAGAAGTACCGAAAGAAACGGAGCCTTGACGCGAACGGCCTGTATTGGGCTTCGCTGACACAGCTTGCCAAGGTGCTGAGAGTGTCGAACAACCGTCTGCACAACATGATGATACGGCAGTACGGGCAGCCGGAGATGTACGGCGACAAAGTAGCGTACATCATGCTCCCGGACACGGAGGCCACGGAAGAAAAGGCGCTGGAAGCAGACACCTACCACATCAAGCCGACAAGCAAGGTCAAGCACGGCTCTGACGGCGTGGATTATCGCGCGTATATGCTCATGCGCGGCTCATCGACATACAACACGGAAGAGTTCTCACGGCTCTTGGACGGGCTTCTGGAGGCTTGTGAGGACATGGGAATACACATACAGACAGTGAGGGAAGAATGAATAGCTACGAAGCGTTTTTAAAG